ATAATCATAAAAATCTTTACCATAATATTTTTTAATTTGCTTCCATTGTTCCTCTGGTGCAGTTGGCTCTCCTGTAAACATATTTGAGTTAGCTGGGTCATATTGACTTAAATCATTAGGATTTCCACTAGGTGCCGAACCGCCACCTGTGTCAGTTTGTTTCGCTAAACCAAATAGTTCATTTTCATTTTTATTAAGATAAATGTTGCTTGGAGGTATGTGTAAATCCATATATTGGTTGTAAGATCCATTAGTATAAGCAGACCAATCTTCAAATATATTTCTACCTTTAGCAGATTTTCTGTCCATTAATACTTTTGCATAAGAAAATTGAAAATCTAAATCTGCAATAATATCTACAAATTTTTTGTATTCTTCGTCTGTCATATCTATAACATCTACTGCACGAACACCTGCATCTTGAAATTGAGAAAAGTTTGCATGAATATCTTTGTGATGAGCATGCCAATTAATTTGGAATAAACCATAAGAAGTTTCGTTTCCTGCAGCTTTTACATATTTATTAAATCCAGCAGATTCATGTTGTATCACAGAAAACAAAATAGGCAGAAAGTTCTCTCCATTTACTTTAGTTTTAAAATATTGATTTAAATGTTTATAAGCGTACCCAGCAATAGCATCAGCATCTATTATTGTTTCAGGATATGCTTCATATGGGTTTATTCTTGTATTACTCATTTTCAACCTCTATCATATCAGTAAATTTCCTTAAATCCCATTTAATGTTGTCTTTGTCTGTTGAGTAATCGCCAGATATAGAAGGCTCATCACTATTTATATTATAGTAGTTATCAGCTGGACTAAAGTGGTCTGAGAAAAATACGTATTCTCCTGTACCATCTGCTAAATCTCCATCTAATCCATTTTCTACATACAACCAACCTAAAGCTCTACCATAAGGATCTTTTCTATTATCGTTACCAAATCTAGTATCAGTAACATAATACAATCTACCTTCATAGGTATCTACAAGTTGTTGTAAGAATGCTTTTTGAGTAATAGCTATTTCACTTTCTTCTGGATATTCTGTTGGATCTAGTCCCATTTCATAAGCCATAATTCCTATAACACGAACTGCATCTACATCCATATTTGAGTACATTGTATTTATTGTGTCACCGTCAGGAACATTACTGCCGTTTGCATTTATCTTTATAGCTCTAAATGGTCTCTTAGAAGTAATTGTTTGAAACTCTGCTATTTGGTCTTGGTCACTCAAAGTGACATTAAAGGTTGCGTTGCTCACAGTACCTTCAGCTGGGACAGGTTGTTTCCAATCTAAAGACAAAGCTTTGAAATTTGGCTTGACATAAAAATTCCACCATTGTTCTCCGCTTAATACGTTTGATCCGTCAAAAGAATAAATGTCTCCCATAATGTGGTTAAATATTGTAAATGTTTCAAAAACATCATCTACGATATTTTGTAAATCCTCATTGTTAGCTATCTGACCATCGTTACTTTCCCACTCTTCTTTAAGTGCAAACATTTTTCTTTCAAATGTTTCTAAAAATCTTAATTGAGCAGGACCATCAGCATCTTCATTAAAAAACATTTTGGATTTAGTTAAACCTGACAACAATGCCATACCTTTATTAAATTGTTGGTCAGCAGGGTCTTGAGAAGAAAACACATATGCAGGATTTAATTTACCAGCTTTTTGTGCAGCATATAAATGCGGTATTAATTGATAAACATTGTATCTACCATTTATAATTTCTAAGTCAGAGTTTTGTGTCACTTCTTGTATCAAACCAACAACATCAGGACCTAGCTGCTCAAGAGTGTATGACCTTAATAATTTTTCAGAAATGTCTTCTAAATTTTTTACATCATCTGAAGCAAACTCTATACCGTAAGTTTCTCTTAAATCAGCATCAACTAACAATTCACTTTCAGAAAAACCTTGTACATCTGCAAGTCTTTTTACTATATCAAGTTGTTGTTCATTTGCGATTTCGGCAAGACGGTCATAAATAACACTTACTGCGTTAACATTAAAACCAGCATTCTCGTGGATTATGTGTTTTACTTTTTCATCAGGTAATCTAACTGAAATTAAACCTTCTGCTAAATAATCTTTATATTGACTTGAGTTGTCTTGGCTACCAGTTCTAAAAACATCTCCTGATTGGTACAGTTTGCCTTCTCTATCTACTAGCAATCTCTCACCTAATTCAGTAACAATGTAACTAGGAATTGTTAAAGAAATTACTTCTGGATGTTGTCTTTGTAATAAAAGTTGTTTAGCTCTACCTTCAGTAGTATTTCCTAAATCAAACCACCATGATCTAATATCATTTAACACTTGAATTTTGTTGTCTTCGTTGTAAGGATTTGCTCTGTATTCTGTTAATGAAGCAGGTCTCACAATATCTTCAAACACACCAGCGTCTTTACCAAAAGAAATCCAGTTATCTGCTACATCGACATATCTTGATGAAAAAGCAACATTTACAGGTACACCCATTCTTATTACTGTTTGACCAGATATAGATAGTCCAGCATTGTTTCTTGTTGCCTTAGCCGTAGTGTTAACATAATTAGTAAAATCTCCAATAGTGTCCCAATTAGTTTCCATATTTAAAATTACATTTGTATTGTCATATAAATAATTATTTTCTGTTCTAGCATATTTTAAAGATGTCGGAACATCTTCTATCGATTGAGGAGTTTCTCCCATACCTAGAGCTTCTGCTACGAATTTTGTTGCTCTTAAAGAAGAATCTATAACGCCGCCTCCCATAAGAAATCTTCTTAAAGTAGTTCCTGTGTTATATTTCCATTGTTCTTCAGGCGGGAAAAATGATTGAGAAGGAAATAAATCTTCTACAGTATCTTGTAACTCCATACCTTTGTCATCGTCAAGAGTATTCATCATAGCCCCAATTAACATAACAGGTAAGATTCCGCCTATTGGATTTATAACAAACATAGCGTTGTTTCCATTAGGTAAGAACGTCAAAGGAGAAAAATCAACATTAATATTTTCTTCACCAAATCCAAAATTGTGTAATGGATTGCTAACAGTTCCTTGAAGTTCAGCATTTGCTATTCTTGACATATAAGAATATCTTCTTAGATTTGGCACAAAATTTAATGTGTCATTTATTTTAGATTTAACAAAATTACTTGCAGTTTTCTCATCTGTATAAGCCCACCAATTTCCTCTTAATTGAGAACGCCTACCTAAGTCTTTAAGGTATCTTCCCCAGAAATCAGCCCAAGGACCACCGAATGGAGCAATAGATCTAAACTCTTTTCCTAATGGTGTACTTAAATGAAACTTCAACATCATGTCATCAATTTCGTTTGTAGCATAATCTGCTGCTAAAGCTTCAATGTAATCATCAGTTACATAACCAGCTTTAAATAAATTTTCGTCAAAGTAAGACATACCCCAAATATCTGATTGATATCTTGGATCTATTGCTTGAGCGTGCACAGATAAATCTTGACCTATCTCTCGACTGTTAATAATTTTTTTTCCTTGAGATTCAAACAAAGCTCTTAATTGTTCTTTTCTTGTTGCATGAGCTTTGTTGGCAATTAGGTTAGCTCTGTTCCAAGCTGGATTACCAAACATCTGCTCCATTACACCTGTCTCTCTACCAGTAAGTTTTGCAAGTCCTTTATCAGCTAAGAAACCGTTTTGCTTTCTAACTCCAGGAACTCTTATGTACCCAATAACGTTTTTATCTGGTAAAGCTTTTAAATTAGTTCCTGTTCCTCGTTCTCTTGCAGCTTTAAGAAACGCATTCCAAACGCTATCTACTTTGTTTGCTGGTACGCCTAATGTATACCATGCTTTCATTGACTCATAATACTTCCAACCTTCTTCAGCATTGACTAAATAATGTTGATAAGGAACAGGTGGTAAATTAAGTCCTAAATGTGTAGCCATACCTTCACCTTGCTTATAACCAAACATTTTTAAACCTTTTATGTAATCTGCATCAGAAGTTCCAAACCAATTTACCCAATCTTGATCAGTTCCTTTTTTAATCAAGTCATCTAATTGAGCTTGTGTTAAATTTTTTCCAACTTTTAATTGTTTAACTTTTTCTAACACTTGAGCATATTGTTGAAATCCATAATCATTTAACAAAGAATCAATGTGTTGAGTAGCATATTGAAAGAAACCAGCGTCTGTATTTTTTAATAATTCTACAGGTGCGTTGTTATCAAATCCCATTTTATAACGTTGTGCAACTTCTATAGGAAGTTGTTGTTGTGTTTCTAAAGCATCGTTAACCCATTTATTTATTTCTTTTGCTAATTTTGGATTTTCCATAGCTGCTTCAATTCCACCAAGTTTTCTAATTTCTCTTAAATTTTGCCTAACGCCTCTATTAAAAAGATAATCTCTCCTAGTACCTTTCCAACCATAAATAGATTTGTAAAAGAACACTTCGTCAAAAGCAGCAACAAAAGCAGTACCTGGTTTTGCAACTTTATCTAAGATCCAAGCTCTGTTAAAATTTTCTATTGCTTGATAAATTTTATTACCATTAATTTTTCTCATTAAAGCAGTTACATTTCCTCCCTCAATGGCTTGATTCATCACAAAGAATTCTAAGGGGCTTATAGGAAGTTCTCCTTCAACAACTTGATTAGTAGCTCTCCTAGTATTTCTAACGTCTCCTATAAATTGTTCTATAAGTTCTTCTGTTGTTTCTGTAGATGTGCTTTTAAATTTTTCATTTTTCTTAAGTTCAGATATTAAACGAGAATCGTATTTCCTACCAGATGCTAAGAAAGCGTCTTCTGCTTCATTAAGTATAAATTTAGTTCCTTGAGCTCTATCCGTATATTTTGCTTGTCCTCTAAGAACTGCTGATGCGGCACCTACTTCATCTTTGTACTGCATCATAACTTTAAGAGTTACCCAATTTATGTTTATATCAATAACTTCTCCAGCTTTGTTTTTTATAATTTTTATTGGGTTTTCTATGTAGAAGACATCTTTACCTTTAGCTTCGGCTTGCGCTATACGTTTTCCTTCTGCGTTGTTTTCTAACTTCTGTCCTTTAAATTTTATTTTTGATGCTTGATCATATAAATTATCTCCAACTTTAGACAAAGTAAACCAACCGCCTTGTAAATTTTCAAATTTATGCCAACCTAATTTATACACAAGAGTGTCTAAAGCTTTTTGCATAACTTTTTGTTGTTGAGATCTAATAGAAGTATTTAACAATTCATCGTAAGCTCTCATTTGTTTGTCTAATTTATTTAAAAGCTTTCTATGTTCTTTTTTAATTAATAAATCAATTTTTTTATAATTTACACCTTTTCCAGCTTGTTCAGCTATTTCGTTAAGTTTAGAATTAAAATCATCTAAAAATTTAGTAAAATTTTTTGAAGCATTTACAGATTCTTTTGATCCTGGTACTAAACCTGCTAATTCGTTAGCATCATCTAACAATCTTTGCATTTGCGCTCTACCTTGAGGATTACCCATAAAACTTTCATCATTAAATAATTGCTCTATATCAAATGTATCGTAATCTACGATTTCTCCTTGTTTCTGTCCCTTACGAGGTCTCACAATACCCGCTGATTGATTCTTCTGTAATTTAGAGATATATGCTTGTTGACCTAAAATAATATCTTCTGCAGCGCCTTCAGCTTTTAAAGTTTGTAATTTGTTTTTAGCTTTTGTTAAAAGTTTCTTAACTGTACCATGTTCAAATGTAGGCATATCAGCACCTTGTCTGACATCAGCTATCTCATCTAAATCTAAATTTCTAATAGATTGACCAGACACAGTAGTGTCATCTCCTAAATGCTTTACAACATTTCTTGAATTTTTTCCTAAAGCTCCCATTTCAAAAAAGTTTATTAAATCAGATTGATTAATTATTTGTAACCTAAGTGCAGCTAAAGCGCTTCCATTAAAATTAGTTCCACTATTTAAAGTAGCTTCAAACAATTCTTCTAATGAATCATCTAGTGTTTGCAGTAAATTATTAATTTCTCCTTCAGGCAACTTAGTACCATGAATCATGTTTTCAATAGCTTCCATAACACTTCTTCTTGCATTAGGACCAGCAAGATTAACTTTGGTTGAAATATTTTTAGTTGTTAATAATTTGTCAAAAGCTTTTAAAGCTTTTCCATCACCATTAAGAGCTTTTCCTATTATCTTTACATTTCTTTGTGCTTTAAATCTATTCCAATAAGTTTTATGAAATATGTAAGGATTGTCTCCTTGCAATAAAGTATCTGTATAAACTTTATAAAATCTTTCGCTTGTGACTTCAGAAGTTCCTCTAGCAATATCGTCTTTAACAATGTTTTTTAATCTACCTTGATTAGCGTCTGAAAAGTTTTTAAGCAATTCTTTTTTTTGTAAATATGTTCCTTCTTTTAAAATTTTATAAAGGTCATCAGCAAATGCTTTACCTAACCCTTTATTCATAAACCCTTTTATATATTTTGCATGAGCAAATTGTTTTACTGCTCCAGCTCTAACACCAGTTGCTGGTGTAAACAACCATATTGTTGGATCAAATGCAAAAGAGGATCCTATATCCATCATAGAACCTGAAAAAGTTCCATTTATACCAAGAGCTTCTGAAGGTTTATAATCCATTTTTTTGATACTTTCTTTAAGACCAAACTCATTTTTCATTCTTCTTCCTTCTTCTGTGGCAAGTAAAAAAGCTCCTGTAGATATACTTCCTACAAAATATTTAGAATAAGCACCCAAAGCATTAACTACCAACTCTCCAACAGTATCTTCGCCAGAAGCAATTTTTTTAATTTGTTCTGCAGTTGCTTGATGAATAGCTTCTACAAATTCGTTGTTAGCATCCATCAACTGAGGATTGTTCGCTTCTATCATTACAGTTACTATTGCTTTAGCTTTAGCTTCATCTCCTTGCACAAAAGGCATATCCAGAATTTGCTGAGCAAATATTGGATCGTTTTGACTTAAAGACTCCCAAGTCTGGTCTTGAGTAACTGCTTGAAAATTTCTAATAGATTGATCTCTTTGTCTCTGAACATCTGAAATTAAATTTTCTTCATATCCTGAATTTCTTTTATTTGTATCATCTTGACCAAGAGCTGCAGTTGCAGCATAACTTAAAAATTTTCCTGTCATTACAGCTATAGTCAAAGGATTTGACATAGTCAATTCTTCTGGTACTTCTGTATCTTTAGTTTTTCCAGGAAAGAAAGTTGCATTTCCTAAAAATATTCCAGACTTATAAGCATTACTTGTTGCATCTTTTATTTTATTCCACAACTTGCCCATCATGCCTTCTTGAACATTGTTAGGTATTTTATCGTTCACAACTAGCTCATCTGACTTATCTTGCGTTTCAAACAACGACAAAGCTTCTCCTAATTTTTGCTGACGAACTTCATCTAAAGAATTTTGGTATTCTTTTTCAACATCAAAGGCTTCCGTTACAGGAGAAGTTCCAGCCATTCCAGAAGTTCCTGCTGCAAGACCTGCTCCAAATTTACTAGCAAGTTCTTTCCATTGAATTTGTCTTTTAGCGGTATCTTCTAGATCTTTTGTAACACTTGTACCAGTTTCGTAATAGTCATATACTCTTGGAAGATGTTCTATCATTTCTGGACTAAGGTCACTCAACTCTTTTTGTTCTTCTGGAGTCAAACTCATAACCCAATTTGAAGGCACTTCTCCCACAGTATGTAAAATAGCTTTTTCCATGCCTTGCACGTTTCCTGTAGAAGGAGGATAATAATTTGTTAAGTCTTTTTTAGACGGTAAATGATAACTTAAAGCACCATCATATTCTTGATCTTCTAATGAATATTTAGATTCTTCTTCTAATCTATCTTCTAAAGGTTTATCACTCATCATCGCCCTGCAACTGAGAAATAACTGCTCCTCTAATTACTTGGGCTGCGGCAGCTTTAACTGCTGGAATTTTTGTATTTGCAAACAAATCCATAGCGTTATCTACTGCAGTTGCTCGTTGTTGTTCTAGTTCTGTTATAGGAGGAGCTTGAACTCCCATACCTTGACCAAATGGTAAACCATCACTAGCTAATCCACCTTGATTAGGAGAGTTAGCTACAAAGTCTCCAATGCCACCTAAGCTTAAACTTCCAGGAGCTTGCGGAGCTATTCTTTGAGCTCCAGCACCAGGTAATGGATTATCTCCTTGTACTCCTAAAGACATACCAGCATTAGATGCCATATTTTCTATTTCTTGTTTACCACCAGAAGGTAAACCACCTAAGTCAGTAATCTGTGACGGTCCTTCCGACATATTAACCTCCTATACCTAATGCTCCTAAAGAAGGCAAACTAGCAGCTTCAGGTGGTAATTGTCCACCTTGCGGTAAACCACCTTGCGGCGGACCACCAGGAGCTGCACCTTGCGGTAAAGCTTGTTCTTCAGGTTGCAAATCTTCTAACAATTTATTTACTACTTCATTTAAATCTACATTTTCTTTGCCCATGTTTTGCAACAGTTGAGCTGCAATCTGTACATTACCTTGAGCAGCTTGTTGATAAATACCTTCCATCAGAGAATCTGTTACTCTCTGTCTCACAATCCTTACTTCTTCCCTAGAAGGGTCTTCTAAGAAATCCATTTCATCTCTTGCAGTCTCTCTAGATATTAAATTTTGATTAAGATTCATAGCAAGTCGCATCTCTCTGTTAGATGGATCTGTTCCAGCACCAATACCGTACCTGACATTGTTGTCATAATGACCTGCAATATCTCTTGACGGTATAAAAATTTCTGGTTTCTTTCTGTCAGCTGCGTCTCCGTGAATAGTCTTTTCTCCATCACAGTAATGCTCATCAAAAGCTAACAGTATTTGCGTAGCTTTTTCTAAGAACGACTCAAACTGTTTATGTGCTAAAGCAAGTCGTGCATCAATTTGTCCCATAGATGCTTCAATACCACGAGCAGAAACAATACTTGCACCTGGATCACCACTAAGTTGACCAGGGAAAGATGCTTGAGAACGTGCTTCAGAAGCAAGTCGTCCAATTAAATCTTTTGCGTCAAAGTGACTACGAGCTTGCATTCTCTCCATACGAGCTTCAGGACTTCTTCCGTGTATTATTGCACCAGGACCGAAGTCATCTGGATTCATAACATCATACTCGAACACAGGTGGATAGACTTCTTCTTCAGAACTTGTGATTGTAAGAGTCATTAACCTGTGCATTGTTCGTAGTATGTGTCTCGTCTGATCGAATATTCCTCTGCATTGTCCGTCAAAAGATGGAACTGATACTTCAACAACAGGTACTTTACCAAGCTTATTTTCTTCTTCCGTAAGAATAATGCCTGTTCTTTTTTGCATACCTTCTCTTGATGCATCAGCAATCATGTGTACGTATTTGTCAGGGAAAAACCAAAACCATTCCTCTACTTCTGTAATCTTAGGATCTAAGACTCCTCTAGCAGCAGGATATTGTTTAAGAATAATGTCTGTAGATACTTTTTTAGCTACCAATAATTCAATGATATTTCCTTTAGTATCCTTAATTGGATAGCAATATCTAGGGTCTAATCGTTGTAGATAAGGATCTCTTTTAGCAGGTTCTTCAGAAAAATCAGCCCAAACACCACAATATGCAGCTCCAGCTCCTGCGTAATCGCCCCACCATTGAGCCATAAGCTCATTAATGTTAGAACTTGACCATAGTTCTTGTGTTCTACGCTCTCTTTTCCTTGCAGCTCTTTCGCCACCTTTTAAATCTTTATTAACTGGTACAGGGATTCTAACTGATGGAATAACGGCACCACCAATAGCAGACCAATGATGTATACCCATTTCTATAATATTTGCAACTGAGGGAGCTTCTGCAGTAGCAGTTAAGTTAGCCCAAAGCATGTGCCACTCTCCATTAACGACAGTCGTTATTTCCTTTACTCGCTCTTTCCATTCAGCATGTGTTTCTATTAATTGATTTCTCCTATCCCAATACTGTTGTGATGGAGATAAGTTTCTACCTGCTGAACTAGCGTTCTCTAAAGGTGTTCCAAAATTTAAGTTGCTCATTTATTCCTTGTAAACATTCTATCTCTTATAATAGGCGGAATATTTCTTCTTGACACGACTTTTGTTAAATCTACACTAAAAAATGTAGAATTCTTGCATTCTCCGTTTGCAATCCACAAAGCGATCAAAGCGTCCTGTTGTTTCGCCCAAGGAAATACTAGCATATCATCTATCAATGGTTCAAGCTTTGTTTTATCTTGTACGGTAGCTGAAGGAAACGCTATTAGACCACTATAAAATAATGCTTGCATAGCACCTACGCCATACTCTTCGTCCCATTTAGATCCTCGTTTTTTACCAGCACCAGTTGTTTTATGTTCTATCATTCTAGTGCCTGCCCATTCAGCACGTTGTTTCACAGTATCATCTCCTAGAATAGTAGGAGCAAAGTTTGTTTCTATAACCGTATAAGCAACTCTATGGTCTTTATACTTTTCCCAGAACTCGTACATTAATTTATTTCTTACACCAGTAGCACCTAATCTAAATCCTACAAAAATGTCGACAACAGTCCTCACGCCTGTCTGAGGATTGTACGCAAGCAAAATTGAAGCAGCTCTACCAGTCGTTGCTGGATCAATACCAAGTATTAAAATTTCGTCAGGATACACTTGACCAATACTTCGAGCAGCACCTAACTCTAAAGCGTTGTCTATAAGCTCTTGTTTAAATATGCCTTCTTCGTTTTGAACATCTTCTTGTTGGTACACAAGCTTCCATCTGAGAGGATCTCTGGAAGATATTTCATCTCGTATGTCCCTTAGTCCAGGTATAAAAATTTCTGTATCAATTGTTTCGTCATGTTCCCACTTACCGTCTAAAGACCAATACTCACTCCAGTTAGGTTTTTCTTCTTCAGTATGTTCATTTAAAATTGCGGGTATAGATACATGTTTAAATATTCTATGTTCTTTCCAGGACTCTTTCCATTGTCCATAATTATCTAGTGGGTGAATTCTTGTACCGTTAACTAGAGTCTGTCCTCTTTGAGCCCTTGACCTTGCCTCCTGAGTAAACCATTCGTCAATTCTTCTACGCCGAACATCAGTCTGCTGATTCTCTAACGTCAAAGCATCATCAAGAATAAGCAAGTCAAGTCGTGATCCGTATATCTGTTTACCTACAGACAAAGCTTGTACGGTAGGATCTCTCTCTCCAGACTCTCTTTGTCGTATGGTTATCTGGTCTTTAGACCAGCCAAAACCGTCAGATTTTTGTGACTTAAATCCGTTAAAATCTTCTATAAGATTTCTTTCGCAGTCTTTATAAAGATGCGGATCAGTTAAATATCTTTTAATTCTACCTAACAAGTCCTGTGCCTTTTCCCCAGACTTAGTAACCAGGGCGATTCTAATGTCTGGGTTTTGGCACATTTTGTATACTGGATACCACAAAGCTGATAACGTTGACTTACCAGATTCAGGGTGCCCTAAAACTAAAACTAATCTTCCCGTAGGGTCAGCTAAATTCTTTTCTATTTCAAATTGATGCGGAGCAAACTCAACGTTAAAATATAATTTGCAAAATTCAGAGAAGGACATATTCGATAAATCAGGGTAGGAATCCTTAACCGCATCACCAGATCTAATTTGTCGTGCTTCAGCAGCCCAGTCTTTATGTCGGATTGAGTTTTCTTCCCACCATTTCCTTGTAACACCGACACGCTTACAAGCTTCCGTGTAAGTGAGTCCGTACCTAATACATTCCAAGAAAGACTCCATAGCCCATGCTTTCCAAAGACTTGTACCCTTTTTTGCTGGCGGTGGAGGTAAATATACTTCGGCATCTTTATCGAATTGAAAAACTTCATTGTTTGCTCCAAAAATTTGTGCTTTAACTTTTGCCCTATCGGACAACAAATCTGCATCAGACCTTTTAGGTCTTCCTGCTTTAATTTCTTCGGTCATAAAATTACTATAACACTAAGTTTTAGTTTTACGCCAGGTATTAGACAGTATATCTCGACAAGACCTACACATACCATCTTTAATATCTGAAGGTAAGCCAAATACATTAACCTGTTTTACACCACAACTTCGGCACTTCATTCGTCCTCCTCTAACAGAGACTCCTGTACCTGTTCAACTCTAGGGACAGGTCTAGAAGTTTCACTCTCTATTATATCCCAACCTTCCTTAGTTACACTATATTGCTTAGATCTTCCCTCACCAGTTTGCTCTACAAGCTCTTCTCTGATAAGCTGAGCCTTTGGACGCTCAAAACGACCTCCGTCCATATTTGCAGCTTCTCTCCAAGCTTTATTAAAGAACTTCTCTCCTCTGTGTGTTGTAATGTCACCTAAAGCTTTTAGTAATGAGTAATCTCTTGCTTTCACACCTTCTTGATAAGCAGTCAATCCTGCGGAGCCACTCTCTTTGTCAGCAGTCAACATAAGAGACCATGGCTTAAATGGTTCAGCGTCTTTTTGTTTAGTACATTCCATCTCAATAAAGCCAGAGTCTTGTCCACGTGCAGTTAAGTGAATTGTTGTATCTGCTGATGCTCGTATAACAGAAGATCCTCTCATGCTCTCTCCAGATTTCGTGTCGTGGTGTACTGCCAAGATAGCTGCGTTAAAGTTTTGCCTTAGTGTATCTATCATAGCTACCACTTGCCCCATATCTTGTTGCAGGTTTTCATTAGCACCAACGGTACATCTCTGCAACGTATCAAAAACTATAAGTCCTGGGTCCACAGATTCAACTAGGTCTAAAAAGTCTAGTTGCTCAGTTGTGGGAAGTTTTCCTGGTGGAGCAAATAAGGGTACTGCGCTCGTGTAATAGAAGACAGGGGGAAATATGGAGGCATTTCTCCTATTCTTCCAAGCGGTTACACGAGCACCTAAGTACCCAACTCCTTCGGCTAGTACATACAAAACTGTTGTCTTCTGTGTCTTCTTACCAAACCATGTCCAACCATTAGCTATGGTATTAGCCCAGTCTAACGCTAAAAATGTTTTTCCTACACCTGCGTCAGAGTGCAACACCGTAAAGCCCTCTTCCATAATAAAATCCTCAATAAGCCATTCAGGTGGTTTTAGTTGGGTAACGTCTTCGCCTTTCAGGACTTTTAACTTTCGATAGTTATCTGCCCCTCGATGATGCTTTAATAAAAGCTTTAGTCTCTCTGGTACAATCATATTCCTCCATATTCGTATTGTTATACTACAACACCTGTAATTTTAGTCCAACAGGTTTGGACTAAAAGTTAGTCCAAAGGCACCTGGACTAACTTACACAAATGTTTACCTAGGTTTCTTGTTTAGTCCAATAGCTATAAGGGTTTTTAAGAATGCCAAAGTTAGTCCACTTATGTCCACCCTTTAGGGTGGACTAAGGGACTAATGGGACTCTGTTTAGGGGACTTAGTAAAGGATATATGATCAATATATATATTAATCAGTCTATATATAGGTTTTTGAGAGTTTTTAAGGGTTTTCGCAAAATTAATGTGGGGACTTTCCTTAGGTT